TGAAGACCACATGGATGATGAAATGGTTGATTTGGAAATGTTTGTACCAACTAAAGACATGGAAGACATGGAAGACATGGAAGATATGGATGACATGGATGATGATATGTCTGAAGGTGTTATTTATGAAATTCACATGGATGATGAAATGGGTGGAGACTACATGGATGATGAAATGGGTGAAGACCACATGGAAGACATGGAAGACGAATTAACAAAATTTATCCCTACAGCGGCTGAACTAGAACTAGAAGATGGTGAAGGTGATGTTGTTATAGATGATGAAATTGAAGAAAACTCCACAAGAAACTTCGCTAACGGTAGAAGACAAAGACTAAGACCAGATAGTTTCCCTAAATCTTTAGAGAGACCAGGTGTTAGAAATGAGTCTAAAAAACCAAAGTTCTTAAAGTTGATTAAAGAAAACGACACCCTTAAAGGTGAAGTTAGTTCTACAAAAACTGAAAATGAGACATTAAAAGAAGACTATAATAATATGGTCGATGCCTTAAAGCAGTTTAGAAATAAATTAAATGAGGTCGCTGTTTTTAACAGTAACCTTACATACACAGTTAGATTGTTTACTGAACACACTACAACGAAAAACGAAAAATTAGATGTCATCAAAAGAATTGATGAAGTTAAGTCCCTTAAGGAGTCTAAAAATACTTACAAAAGTTTAGTGAAAGAAATTTCTACTACAAAAGCTCCCATTAAGGAGACTATTGAGGAAAAGTTTAACGAAACAAAAGGAAGTGGTTCAGCACAAATAACTGAGTCTAATGTATATGTAAACCCTGAGTTTAAAGAAATGAAAAGACTTTGGGATTACAAGTATACAAATTAAAAAAATATAAAAACAAAAAAAAATGAGTTATTTATTAAAATCTGGAGAGGTTGGACAAATCGGACTTAAGCACCAAAAGGCTGTTCGTGAAGCAACTGTATCTAAATGGAATGACCTAGGATTCTTAGAAGGATTAAATGGTCACGTAAGAGAAAACATCGCATTGTTATATGAAAACACTGCTTCTTCTCTTATTACTGAGACTACTGCTACTGCAGGTGGAGCTTCAGCTGGTTCTTTTGAAACAGTTGTTTTCCCAATCGTAAGAAGAGTATTCTCTAAATTATTAGCAAACGATATCGTTTCTGTACAAGCATTAAACTTACCAATTGGTAAATTGTTCTTCTTTGTACCTAAAGTATCTGATAGAATTGAAGACGCTAACTTTACTAACGGTGTTGACGGTGGTACAGCAAAACATGGTGAACCATTAGTTACTACTTGTGTATCAACAGGTTGTGACCCAACTACTTACTCTGATTGTGCTAAGAATCTTTATGACAGATTCTACAATGATGGTATGTTTGACCAATCAAAAGGTGAAATCACTTTAGTTGTTGCTGACGCTGTTCCAGTAATATGGTCAGCTTGTTCAACTGGTAATGAATTTGGCCCTGGTGTTTCTGCAGCAGCTGGTGACGGTTCAATCAGAACACAAATATTAAAATTATGTGAGTTCACTGACGCTGGAGCTGGTAGACTTTTAGGTCCTGATGGAAATGAAATGGATACTGAAGCTTTCTTAGCATCATTAATGGTTACTCCAACAGGAAATATTGTTGATAAAGATGGTCAAGTAATCGCTACTAGTGGTGACGAAGTACCAGTAAGAGTTGTTACTCAGAGATATGGTAAAGGTATCGTTAATTACGGTGATATCTGTACAGCTGATGGTTGTATTTACCTAGAAGTTGATTTAACACACCCAGTATGTGTTACTTGTGGTGACGGAACATTCGATGGTTACATCGGAGCTGCTTCTGGTTCTACTGGTACTATCGTATCTGGAGCTGGTGTTGCTGACTTAGGTGGTACTGACTTTGCTGTTACTTACAGACAATACGCAGACTTAGAACTTGAATCAGCAATGGGTGAAGTTTCTTTCGAACTTGATTCTGTTACTGTTTCTGTTACTGAGAGAAAATTAAGAGCTACTTGGACTCCTGAGTTAGCACAAGATGTATCAGCGTTCCATAACATTGATGCAGAAGCTGAATTAACAGCATTACTTTCTGAACAAGTTGCAGCGGAAATTGACCGTGAAATCTTAAGAGACTTAAGAACAGGTGCGGCTTGGACATTAAGATGGGATTATGATGGTTGGAAAAGATTACCTAACAACAACGGTTACACTCAAAAAGATTGGAACCAAACGTTGATTACGGCAATTAACCAAATTTCAGCACAAATTCATAAATCTACATTAAGAGGTGGAGCTAACTTCGTAGTAGTATCTTCTGAGGTATCAACTGTAATGGATGACCTTGAGTACTTCCACGTTTCTAACGCTTCTCCGGAACAAGACCAATATAACATGGG